ATCAACACCCCTATCCTTGCGAGCGCCGCGCGCATAACCAATAGCGGAAGCAGCAGTATCAACGTGGGTACGATAAGCAACTGCCTTAAATATAACAATCCCTTTTTCTTCGTCATTGGTAATGAGTTCTGTGAGTATTGAGCCGTCTTCATAGGTTTCATAGAATTTGTGTATCCTCGTATCTACATCTTCATAATTTGCTAAATTAAACATCTAGTGTTTCTCCTTTTGCATAGTCAATTTGTTCCTTCAAAGTCCATGTGCTGCCATCTGGCCACTCTTGAACTTCATTGGCGCAAGATTGGCAGTAATGCCTGACAATCAACTTGCCATATCGCTTACTGGTAATTTGCCATACAGCTTGCGTTTGTCCACGTAAAGTGTTAGTGCCCCATCTGCCTTTGCAATAGTCACACCAAGTACCTCTAGGTGACCTAGAAAGCATTAAGATCATTCCAATCTTTGACGGCAAGTTCTCCGGCAATGGCGAAGTAGGCAACGGCATCCACCCAAGAATCGTGATTTGATTTAGTTTCCATGATTCTTGCAAGCTTGACCAATGCCATACAGATTGCAATGTCCATCGGCTCAATAGGTCTTTCAAAATAGGATTCCCAGAGCTTTGCCGTTCGTAACATAGTTTGGTCGTAATGACCATGCGTTGACCCTCTGTTAATGATCGTGTCGTTAGCATTAGTCAAAATGTCTTTCGCTCGCAACTGATTTCCCTCGCCTGTACCCATCTGCCCAACCTTCCTTATATCCTTTTTCCTTAATGAATACACCGATTGTGTATGCACTTAACACAAATAGAAAACACCACAAACCTAACTCAAGCAAACGCATATCATTCAACATCTGCGCTCACCCCATGTACATCAAGAAAATAAGCAGCAAGAACAGCGCGACTAATTCTGCCGCGTTGTTGGCTCATGCCTAGTTTCTTTTTAGCGAAATCACGTATAAATGAAGCTCGCACAAAGTGCTTGCCATCGGTATACGCACCCGACTTACGATCATATCTAATCGTCATGCCCTAAACCCCTTTCAAATAGGATTTCAAATCCTATTTTGAGGGGTCTATATGCTATTTGTCAAGATACGACACGCCATCATAGTTATCCATATGATCATCAATAGTTCTATAGATAGGGAAAATATCCTCAACCATATCGCTTGCCTTCAACCAAGAAACTGCCATCTTTTTCTATTGGTATGGCTACAGGCTGCACACGCTTGCGGTCTATATAAATCAACCCAAAGCCTTGCTGCCAATTCATCGTTCCACGGGTGTAATGCGCCCTTGAGATGTCCATTAGGTGTCCTACCTCAAAACCTGTAAGAACGCCCGTTAAAACGCCACCAGAGGCCGTAGAATAGGATGATATGCCCTGTCTATGAGTATGACCGCAGACAACGCTCTTACCATGCCTCTTGGCCGCTTCTAGGGCTGTTAAACCCCCCTGTGGCTTAGTGCTTTGCTCATCACCATGAACCATTACCCATTCATCATGAAACTGGTAAGGCTTGGTGTGGTAGGTAATTCCTAAATCATCAAGGTGTAGAAACTTCTCTATAGTCAATTCAGGCAGACCAATGAGCCCAGGCAGGCGCTTGCTCAGTGAGTTGTAGAGCCTTGCTCCGTGATTGCTTCGGCTGAGATGTCGTACTTGAAGTTCGGCGAGAACGCGCACAGTTTCGTCACGATCTCTGCCAATACTTCCTGACCACTCATCCCTACCGGTTGACCAGCGGCTAATTGTTTGGAAGTCGATTTCATCGCCCACACATAGAACGTCATCAGGTTTGTATTTCCTGATGAACTGTGCGACATTTTTAACTGCTTTCTTATCGTGGAAGGGTACTTGCAAATCAGATATAACTACGATTCGCTTAATCTTCATCCTCATCTTCATCATCGTATGGAGAATGATCAGGATTATTTATTACCCAATCGGGTAAACGTAGCTGTTCTTCAATGTACCAGCGCGCCCTATCTTCACCATATCCAGCACGGACTAAGGCTTCATAACATTCAACAATAGATGCAGCCCATATATCTATGGGTAGCAAAATGTCAGCCTTTGTTCTACGCGCAGCGGCTTCTTTACGCTTACGCTTAGCGGCTTGTTCGCTTTTTGATATTCTTCTTGCGCTCATGAGTAAGCAATTCTAAGACCATTGATTCAAGTTTATCTATGCGCGACACGATGTTTGATGCCTCAAGTATTGCTGGCACTTCATGTCTAATAATGTATCTAAGGCCGCCGACAATTAGGGCGCAGCACGATAGTGTGGCAGCTACAAAGCCTGCCCATTCTGCCGGGCTCAACGCCGACCGAATGCCGTGTCGTTAGGATTTAACCAACGAAGGATTACTGGAAGGCTTGCCGCAAGTGCAGCATTTGCAATATGTGCTAGATCCCAGCCCACCGCTAGATAGGTTGCTATTCCAGCTGCTAAGAAGCTTCTTGCCCAACTTGCGCTTACTTGCTTTAGTTGTTCCATGTAGGGGCTCTCCTGTTAGTATCGGTATTTCAAACATACTGCCATCTGAATCGCCCTTAGCAGTAAAGCTAATGTGTATATGTGTCTTATGTGGGTTTATCCCGGTGTACTTTCTCCATTTGTAATTGCGTTTGTAGCTGGCAATTTTGCCGTTAAAGATGATGTAAGAGATTCTTTTATCAAGTCTGGCAAGTAATCGTAACTGATCCGCAAAGTCATAGGGCTCCGCTTTGTGCGACCTGAAATCAACGTCAAGGTCAAGGGCACGTACAATGCCTTCAGCAGTAGGATTGTGATCGGACTTACGCGCTGAATGACGTTTATCACCGATCCAGCCATCTGAAGTTCTATCTCTATCGGGGAACGCATCATCTACCTGCTCGCGTAGTTGTATCCCTGCCTTGCATAGCTTTGCCATATCTATCTATTATAGCATTTGAATAGCACAATCCCTCAAGATTATGCTAGAAGCAGTTTAGCCTCATCTTCAGTAATGCCTAGTCGATTAAGCAGGGCTGCCTTTTGGGCGGCCTTTGCTTCGGCTTTTGCTTTTTCTGTTTCGGCTTCGTTTTGGCGAAATTCAATAGCCTCAATTTCTGAAGCAGTTGCTTCTCTAATAAGATCATCTATCTGTATATTTATAGTCATTTTTATTCCTAACTTAAGGCGTAGCCATAGACAAAAATTGTTCCACCAGTCAAAGTTCCGCTGGCAGGTGCTAGTGTAAATGCTGTGTATTGAGTTGTATTATCTACATATCCAGCCCAATATCTAACTTGCGTATCGCCACCATAAGTGCCATTTTTGATATAAGTGCGTTTAGCTAAATTTGGATTTATTATTTCAAAAGAAAATTGAGAGCCATCAGTTGCAACAATACCAGCTCTAGTAAAATTAGACGTATTGTTATTAGCAGCTATTGTTGAGGCAGCAGTAGAAATAACTGCACCAATATAAGCTGCATAGTATCCAGTAGTCGTTGAACCTAATTGCAAGGTTATATTTTCATCATCTGCGCTACCAGTTCCACCAGTTAAGAAAATCGCATAAGCATCATAAGTTGCTGAGAAGGCACTAGTTACAGTAACGCTGCTTACGGCAGAACCGATAACTTGACTTTTAACTAAAGTTAATCCAGCACCACCAGCAGGTGCAGCCCACTTAATTTTGCCGTCAACGCTTGTATCCACTGTTAAAACGTGTGTGTTTGATCCAATAGCTAGGCGTTGAAAAGCATCTGCTGCATCCCCAATTATCAAATCGCCTTCAGCATCAATAGCTGTTGCCATAGTATTTGTAACAACTGGTATCGGGCCAGTACCACTAGCAACCGATATACCTGTACCAGCTTGCACTTCAGTTACATCTCCAGCACCGCTAACGCCTACCCATGCTGATCCATTGTAAACTTCAACTGCATTGGTATCTTGTAAATAACTGACCATTCCTTCAGCCAATACACCGCTTAGCGCGCTAGTGCGAGCTGCTGAGCTTGCAAACACCATAACTGTTTGCTCATTCAAATACGTATTGACCTGGGCTGCGGTAAGCACATCCCCGGTATTAAACAACTTATATCCTGCGCCTGCCATTTGTTCTCCTTAGTAGCTCAGCACGTCTGTGTCTAGTATACCCGATATATCGGAATCTAAGACAAAGCCTGCCAGTAGCGGTTCTGTTGTGTATAGGGTAGTCATCCAGGATGACTTGGTAATGTCGTGATGAATAGCATTTACTAGGCTTGATTGCACCACGCTGCTAGAGCCTGGGGTGGTCTTAGTAACTGTTACACCATCAAGCAATTCTATGTCTATCCCTGCCAATGGCTTATTGGGGTTTGTATCATCATAAAGATTTAGCTGAATGCTATCTATGCGTATCTCAGGGTCTTTGCGTGTCGCTAGGATGCCTTGCGCTTGGCTGAGAGCCTCAGCATTGGTCTGTACCAAGATGTCTGAACGCTGGCCTGAATGTAGGAAAAACTTATCAATTGAAGGCTGGTCAAATACATTCTGAGCAGTACCGCCTAGGCGTGTAATGGTCACATCATTTACCAGGTTTGTATCATCAAAAGCGACTATGGCATTGGTGTATGAGATGTCTGTGCCTTGATCGCTAAACTCATAGACCGGGAACGCTGGCGTGGCTATAAGGGCATTACGGCTTACAAAATCAACCTTGCCATTGGCATCTAGGAAGATACCGCCAAACTCGCTCTGTTCCACGTTAAAGAGCGCCTGAAGGGCATCCCTGTTTGTGCCTGGGTCTGCCTGAAGGGTTGAATCGCCTGTGTCTACGTTACGCAAGCTTAAAGGCCATTCAATTTCATCCAAGATGGCATTTACTCTAGCCCCTGAAGTTTGCACCCCTGAGCCTGTAACAGTTGTTATGCCTGAACCTGCCAGCAACTTAAAGCCATCTACGCAGCGCAGGGTAACTGTGCTTAGTTCATCGTTGCCTTGTCTAAATCCTGTGTCGTAAGTGTTAATAAATCCTGAGAACAAAAAGTAATCTTGGCTGTTGTAGGTAGCATAGATAATGATCTGTCTTAGCGGAACAAGGTTTGGATAGTAGATACTGGCTGGGTTAGTAGGATTCCAATCACCCGTTTGATCATAAAGCGTTACATTGGCTGTGCCAGCTTCAAACTGGGATGTTAAACGATTGCGCCCACGCCTAATAGACACTCTAGTTACTAGGTCTGTTATCTCAATTGGCAACGTGCCTGAGCCAAGCGTGTTTGTGCCTAGTATTCCTTCAGTTGCGCTATCTAGAATTAGTGGGTTAATTTCAAAAGCGGTATCGCTATCAAAGTCAACAAAGACACGCAGCGTAGGTGCTGGCATTAAATCGCCCTACTGCTTAGCAGTAAGCCCTTGCCTGTTCTTTGATAGTTGTATTGAATGTCTGTTATGACCTCAGCCAAATCCTCAGCAGATGTAACGTTGCCTTCAACAGTTACGTTAATGGTTGTTTCAGGAATTATGCCTTGGCTTGTTGCAGCTTCAATTGATTGGTTCAAATACTCATTGGCTAATTCAAGGCTTGCCAATGCTGCTGCTAAATCTGCTGCTGCAAGGCTTTCTGTTAGTAGGCTTGTGGCATCCACATAAGCATTGGCGGCATCTACTGCTTCTTGGGCTGCTGCCTTTTCTTCAGGGGTTGTCGCTGCTGCTAAGGCCTCTGCTGCTGCCACCAGGGCTGCTGCTGCATCTGCGCTTGACAATCCAGCAAACACGCCTGAAGCCTCAGCAGCTTCTTTAAATGCTGTGGCTTTATCCGTTTTGGCAGCAATAACATTGGCATTAGCAGTAGCCCTGCTAGTTGCAATACCTGTCATCAATTCATTCAAAGCCATTTGTTGCTTGGCTAATGTGTCAAACAAATCTTTAATGTTCTTTTTAGCGGCATCAAAGTAATCGCCCCACTTGGCAAACGGATCGTTTGCTTCAAGCGTAGTTAAAGATTCTGCTAGTTCTAAAGTTTGCTTTTGTATCGTTTCTAGCCTTGCAGATAGTTTTTCTGCCTTATCAGCATCTTCTTCTAAGATAGCCTTCATAAGCAACAAACGTGTGCGTTCTTCTTCAGTAATCTTGCCCTGTAATGCAGCCTCTATCTGTATCTTTTCTAAGTCAAATACAGCCTTTGCTCTAGCAAGTGCAGCCTGGTTCTTTTTATCTTTCTCAGATAATTTAACGGCTTTGTCGCGCTCTTTAACAATCTTCTTTTGTAATTCTAATTGTTTAGCATAATCACGCAGCAAGGCAGGGTTTGTTCTAGTTCCACCAAATCCAGGTGTTGGGAAAAACTGATTCTTTATAGCATCTAATTTAGCCTGTTCACCAGCATCAATTCTAAATCCTGTGCCTAAAAACTCACGGGTATAAGCCAAACTAAATGCTAATGAATTAAATGCTGATCCTAAGAAATTGGCAGCATTGGCAATACCAGATAACACTTTATCAAAATCGCCATCTGCTAACTTCTCTAAAGCCTGTAAAACATCTTCACCAATAATCTTGGCGGCATCATCTAGGGCTGTGCCTAACCTGTCTATTTTGCCTTGATACGAATCGGCAGCAGCAGCAGATGTGCCTTTAAACTCACCATTAAGGGTTGCTATTGCTTCAGCAAATCCCATAGCTTCAAGTTCAGCAGATGTGTATCTCGTTTGGATTTTGCCTAATGAAGCAAAGTTGCCGTTGAAGGCTCTTGTTAATGCGTTGACAGTTGCATCCAAACTTGCGCCTGTGCCTGCTGCTAAATCAAGTGCTGTGTTTAGTAATTGCGTTGCCTGCTCGGCATCTAAGGTAGTTGCTACAAGATCACGTATGGCCGGGCGCAATTGTTCGCCAGAAACACCTGTGGCTAATTCTGTTTGTTTGATAAACGCTTCTAAGGCTGGAACGTTGTAGGCTAAACCTAAATTGTTTAACGATACTGTTAATTGCCTAACAGCCTTATCTTCAGCAGCAAACGCAGTTATTGATTTTTTTAGCGCACCAATACCGGCAATAGCCAAAAATGTGCGCTTAGCAGTCTTTCCTAATTTATCAAACTTCTTTTCTAATGCCGATGATCGTTTCTCAGCTTTAATAAATCCAGCATCTTTAAGTTCGCCAATGATGCGAACAACAATGTTAGTACTCATTAAGCCACCTTCTTGTAATCATAAAGCACAGATTGCCTGTTAAAATCTTCTCTTGCTTTGTTAATTGCATTCATAATAGCGGCAACCGCTTTGCCTTGGTTTTCTGCATAAGCTGCATAAAGTAAACGACCACGGGTTTTTGGGTTGCTTGCTTTGTAATTCTGCAATTCTCCAACGTGAGCATCTAGCCTATTGATCATCATGTTGCCTGCATCTGGATTATTGCTCTGACTATCTTTAGTGGTCTTGACACGCATCGTGCGACCATATCTACCAATAGGTACCATGTGGCTTGTAGGTCTGCCGTATTGATTAGTTCTGCCTGCTGTTTCAATAATTGCGCCGGCAGCGTTTTTGTTTAGTAAGCTAATCATAGACTTAAAGCCACCTTTGGTTTTCTTTTGACCAGCCATAGAATAAACAAGCCCAGCTCTAATGAGCGATGGATTATATTCTGGAAAACCGCTACCGGGATTGTTTGACCAATTGTTTGGTGGGCCAAAAACAAACGCAGGCACTTTAGATCTAGCATCTTGAACAATAGGGCTCAATTGAGCCTTAATCTCATTGTTCATTTCCTTGGCTATATTAGGTGCTAATTTTTTCAGGGCTTTTCTAAACCCTTCTAGACCTTCTACCTCTACTGGCATGATTCCTATCTTCCGCCTGTTTCTTTAGCACTTCTTGTATAGCTCTTAACATACTGCTATCCATATTGATAAACTCACTAGGCGCAATCCCTGTATGTACAGCTAGCTGGGCTATTCTGTACGTATAGGAATCACGCGTTAGCCATTTGGGGAATCATCACCAAGAACTTCAACAGCCTTTAAAGTTCCTAGAAACTTATCCCCAAATGGAAATACGTCTGGCGCATCTGCTCTACGCAGACACTCCCAAGCAAGCCAATAAATATCGCTTTGCTTTTGATCTTCTCTGAAAGCCTTGTAAAAGCCTTTCTTAGCATATTGCTCAAAAGCATATTCAACAGCAGGTGTTATCTCGTGGATACTTTCCGTGCCATCTGCCCTTACAACTTTAAGACTTGCCATGTTTGCCCCTTTGTTAAATTAGAACGTGCCGGTGTCGGCTATCGTTACAACAGAGTTTAGCGTAAAGGTGATGTCCTGTGTTCCAATATCGCCAACGCCACCATTGATTGGGGTCAGGTTATTGACCAAAATATCAAAGGTGTAAAGCGGATTGGTTGCACCGACAGCAGTTAGTTTCTCCTGAAGCATTTTTACGGCAACAGTTGTGCCAAATGCTGCGCGAAGAGTTGCCATTACGTTTGCTGCTGCTGTGTCATTCAAGAATGAAACAGTTAGCGTTCCAGATTCCAAGCCTTTTACAAACTTGTGAGCTGTATCGCCCATAGCGGTAACTTCAAGCTCATCTGCTGCCTGATTAAGTGTAACGCTTGTTACGTGGTCGCTCAGATCAACAGCGTTAATCTTAAGACCAACTTTGTTATTAAGAAAAACAGCCATTGCTATTCCTCATCTTTCTTAGTTGTTGGTTTTGGTGCTTTTTCGCTTAGCTCTACTTGGCCAATTTTGGCAAGGAAAGCCTCGCGTTCTTTGTCTACATCAGCCATGTTTTAGCTCCAATCGGATAGAACGCTGATTGATACTTCACCGGACAACAGATCTCCTGCTGTTCCGGTTAAGACCGCCGGGGCGCTGAAAGTGCCAATTGTATAGGCAATTGATGATGCTTCCAGCTTATTTACTATATTCAGATAATAATCTTCAATGTTGATTAGGTTGCCTTGGTTATCAAACATAGGGGTTAGCACTATGAGCTTAAAGTTAACCTTAGGCTTGATTGCTTTGTAATGATCATTGCTTGGCTCAATATAGGGATCGCCAGGCTGTACCACAATGCTGTTAGCAAGCGGTGTGGCAGGTGGGAAGGAAAACACCTGCCACGCCGTATTGTCAGTTAGCGCGGCTGCGATTGTTCCTCGTAGGGTAGAGATTGCTGACATTATCCTACTTGACCGCCCGGCGCTAAGTGATCCGCAAGTAAACCGCGAACACGTGCCATTAAAGTGTTGCCCATGCGATACGGCGAAGGTTGAAAGTCTGGTGAAATGCCACCAGCGTTTGAAGCTTGACGAGCCTGCCAAATATCAACAGCAATCATTAGAGATGCTAGGTTGACTTCAGGTAGTGTGGCATAATTATGATAAGTGTTGGGTGCTGTTATTGTGCCTACAGGCTGCACTTCAAATTTTATTTGATTCGCTGCGACTAACGCATAACTGATTTTGTATTGTTTTGTATCAGTTATAGTGTGCGAGCCGTTAAATGTTGCACCGCTATGCGTAACTGTAACTGTCTGCCCAATGCTAAATTGATGTGGTACGTTTGTGTAAAGTGTTGCTACATTCTCGGTTAATTCTGTTGCAACTACCGAAGCTGTATTAAACCACAATTTGGTTTTTACAACGTTTTCTGCTGCTTGGCAGCATTCTTCCACTACTGCTGAGCTGTATAAAGCACCAATGCCAAGGGCAGAACGAAGTTCCGCTTCAGTTACGTATGTTGCAGGCATTGTCTTTCCTTTCTAATGTTAGCCCCGGCGCAAGGGCTGTGCGCCGGGGTAACTCTACGATCTAGTTAGTTAGATCAGGACTTGTTGAACCAGTTTGCACCAGCGCCAACCTTGGTAGCTAATGCACCATAGCCGTAGTACAGCAAGTCAATTGTTCCATCGCTGTTTACGTTAGTGCGTAGCTGGAAGCGTGGTGATTCAAACCATTGATACGCATCTGGATTGATTGCAACCATTGAATAATCACCTAGACCAGTATTACCAGTTCCGGTGTTTAAGCGGTCTACGTAAAGGCTTAGACCTGCAACTGTTCCACGTACTGAATCTGGTGAAATTGCTCCACCAGCATTCTGTGGGTTAGCTGCAATGTAAATTGGGCGGCCACCATCATTGTAAGACATAATCTTTGCCCATTGTTCTGGAGATACGACAAGATTACGTGCAAAGCCTAGTGTTCCCTTATAGATTGCTGCTGCTGCTGTTGAGATGAAGGTAAGCAATCCGTCTTTGTCTTCAGTTGTTGCAGTTGCGTTTAGAACGCCACCTGATGCAAGACCCTGTTGGACAAAGCCATCAGTTTCTTTTGCATAAGCAAACTCCATTTGACGTACAAGCTCATCAAAGAAAACAGGGCTTGAGCGATCAATAAGCTCAACAGTAGTAATTGCGCGACCTTTAAAAGGCTTCACAGATACGCTGAGATATGAGGCGGTTAATTGTGAATCTGCAATTGGCTGATTCTCATCAATTTGATCAACAGTTGGTACTGCTGTAATTTTTGGAATCTCAAATGTCATACCTGCATCAGGTAGTGTGCCTCTTGAAATTGCATCAACGTAAGGGCGGTCTGCATTTGATAATGGGTTGATAACCTCTGTTAGCTGACGTGTTGGAACCATGCCAGGCGCAGTAGTTGTTTCGTTATCGGCAGCGCGAACATACATCGCTGCATCTTCATCGCCAAGGAACTTTGCACGTAGAGTGTTTTCAAGGTACTTAGCCTTGGTAAACTCTAAACGTGGCTTGGCATAAATTGGTGCTGTAACTGTTGGGCGCGAAGCTTCCACCGCAGGGGCTTCAACCTCAGGCGCAACGGCTACGGCGTTTGTTGTGTCTTCCACAACGGCCTCGCTTTCGTTTTGGGTTGTTATTTCTTTTGCAGCATCATCTTCAGATGCAGCAACGCTCAAAACTTCCGCGCTTTTAAACGCAGCAGCTTGAACAAGACTTGTTTCTTCCATCTTGCTTTTTAGTACACGATATACGCCATTTTCGCGCTTGCCATCAATGACTTCAACGCCAACTGATAGGCCGCTACGTAATTGCTCAGATGCTTCAATTAGTGCATCTGTTCCGCGTGTCGTGTTGCTAATTTTAAATGTAGCATACATGCCATCTTCATCTTCTCTGTAAGACACCATGCGGCCAATTGGCTTCTTTGCATCATGCTCAAGCAAAAGTTTTGGCTTAGGGCTATCTGGAATCTCAATAGATCCTTTTTCAAATACAACCTTGCCAGCAGATGTCTGCCCAATCTCACCATCAAACGGCACAATTTTGCCAGAGATGGTGCGCTCACTAATTGAGCATTCTAAATCGCTAGTAAATGTTAGGTGCATTTTCGTTTCCATTCGGTGATAGGTTTTCCATTTCCATGGCTTGTTCTACTGTAATTAAACCAAGTGATAACAGTTTCTCAATTACAGTTAATCTTTCTATTGCATTTACTGCTAAGAAAGCATCCTCTACATCAAACTTAACAATGTTAGTTGATGCTGTAATGTCATTCATACTTAGTCGGCCTTCAATGGCATGCAAGTAAGGCGCTAGAGATAGGGAAACGAACTGACGGCGCTCATCTTGAACGTTGGCATACGTCATGCTGTTATTCATATCTGCGCTTATGTAATATGCAGGTACATTCATCAAACGTGCTACTTGCGTACTCATATTTTGTATTAGGTCTACATAACCCATGTCCTTCGGACTAAAACTAGTCGGCACGTAATCTAAAGTGCTTGTCAGATAGGCTGTTGCGCGCTGTGATCGTGCCGACTTCCATGCGGCTAATATGCCGTCTACTTCTTCTTTGCTCAAATCTGCACCGGTGTTCTTGATAACACCTGAAGGCATTGGGGTCGCAGTTGCAACGCTTGTTGATTTATCTAAATCAATTGCAGCTCTTAAAGTTCTTGCGCCACGTGCTAAAACACCTTCATCTAATCCTTGAAATGTAATCAATGAGCCAAGGCCAGACATAGGCACTTCTTTGCCATCAATGTAATAGCGTGTTATGTATTGGCTTACAGGATCACTATCAAATGAAACGCGACCTGGTGCAATCCATTCAAATCTTGCTGGCCTGCCATCATCAAAGTAAGTTTCTGTTACGCGCCAATAAGCAACGCCAAAAAATAATAGTGAATCTACTGTCCAGGCTAATGTTACAGATATTGGCTGCGCTGTAGCTGGTTGCTCTAGCCATAATGGCTTGCCTAGTTTTTCGCCTGTGCTTTTTTTGTATAAGCAAAGTGGGAACGTTGCGATTGTTCCAGCAATAAGGTTTCTGCACCTAGCAACTGAAGGTACGCTGATAGCTTCTTCTCTGCCTACTGGATTAAATGCTAATGGTAAAAAATAATTAAAAGAATCCGTCATTAACGGCGGTGCAAGTTGCGCCTCTATTTTTGCAGGGCGAAAACGATCTAGTAGACCCATCGTTTAATGATAGCACACAAAACGGACATATCTAGCATTTTAGACATAGATTTGCGGTTTGCTTTGTGGCTTTAACAATTGATGCACGACCATGGCTAATGAGATGGCAGCTGACACATCCCCAGCCGACTTACGGCGCACGATACGCCAACCGGCATCCGATTCCTTAGCCGCGCAGTTATTCATGCTATCTACTAAGGTTTGCTGGCCTGCATGAACAATCCTAGCGTTTACTATGCTGTCATATAGATCAGAGCAAGCCTGATAGAACACAGTTCCAGACATATCCTGTATTTTGTGGCCTGATTGGCTTAACCGCTCAGCTACGCTCATGGTGGCGTACTTATCAAAGCAAATCATCCTTGGTTTGTATTGCTTAGCCCATTCATTGACTTCAATAGCCATTTTAAGTTCATCTATGGCTACTTGGCTTTCAAATTGAGCTATAACGCCTACGCCTACCTTGCCATCATCCATAATCTGACCAGCAACTAGGCTTGCCATCTTTTTATTAACCGATATGTCCATGCCAAATATAGTCAGCCTGCCTGGCTCTAGTTTTAGCTCAGCGAAACCTAAATCCTCAAATGCTTGATGTGGCCATGGAGATTTGAGCGCGCTAATCCACATGCAAAGTGTTTCGGTGCGTGTAGCTTCAACGCTAGATGTGGCTATTGCTTCTTCAATGGTTGATTCATCAATTAAGTAGCCCAATGCTGGGTTTGCCTGATACCAGGCGCTCTTATCGGTTATCTTGGCAAAATCATCAGCGCTATATTCCCAATACCCCATTGTAGGTGGTGGATATGACAAAGCTTTAGATCTTAAGTCATTCAATACGCTTGAATAGGCATCCCCTGCGTTACTAGTCATAAATATCTGACTATTTGGCCTAGCCCTAGTAATAGGCTTAGCAGCTGTCCAAGAATCTTCATCAATCTCACGTAACTCATCAATGTATAGCAAATCCGCGGTCTTACCACGGCTACCATCTCTTGTTGCCGCGACTATCTCATATCTAGCCCCATTAAGAAGCTCTACTGATTCTTGGCCATTGGCCACGCGGATTTGCTTTACCTGAGCCATTAACATTGGGTTATCCTCAATGACTTCAACTACCTTGCGAAAGGTATCTAAAGCCATACCCCTGTTAGATGACATAGCCACTATATTCTTTTCGTTAAAAACAAACAAACCGGCAAGGATGCGTATACGTGCTAGGTGTGTTTTACCATTTTGACGTGCTACTAGCAGCAAGCTTGTCTTTCTACGCCATTTACC